CCTCCGCCTCGCACTCCTCGCGGGTGAACTCGGGCGGGGACACCAGGATGTCGGTTTCGTCGTCGTCCGTGCGGAGCACGACACCGAGAAACCCGCCCGCCATCTCCTCGACCGTGGCGGACCATCCCATAGACGCGAGAGCGTCACGCATGGCGGACGTGCGGGCAGCGTAGGTGCTGGGGACAGACACGGGGACTCCTCGGGTCGCGTCCTGGTCGGTGCGGACCCAGCCGCCGAGGTCGAGGCGGCGGAAGGTGACGGGGCGGTCGGTCGTGGTGGTCTCGAAGGTGGGCACGGTGGGCTCCTCAGTCTCAGGCGGTCGCGCGGGTGAACGGGTGACGAGTGGTCGTGCGGGACTCACTCGACAGGGTGGGACGCGACGCGCCGTCCTCGAGGACGTAGAACCAGCCCTCGCCCGCCTCGGTGAACGTGGCGCCGTCCGTGACGGTGCCGGGGCACAGGTCGCTCGTCCAGACTCGGAGTCCGGGGGTAATCTCGACTCGATCGGCGGTCCGCATGGGGTCCTCCTAGTGGGGCGGTGTCGAACTCGGTACAGGTACGGTATCAGTTGCAATGCCTAGACCGTCAATAGCCCGAACGGGTGAAACGTCCCCTTGACGCGGCGCCAGCAAACGCCGCGTATCGAAAAGGGATGGGGTATACCGTTTGCACACCCCGAACACTACCGTTCGCACACACGAACGCGTGAGTGCCGTGAGGCCAGCACGAGCCCACGGGCTCGGCGGGATCCTCGGCAGCCTCGGGCTGCCCGTCGTCGGCCCGGCTGGGCCGGGAGGTGCGCGGCATCGGGCCGCGCACTTCTCTACACGTGTGAGTCGGAATCGTGACCGATTGAGAACAAGGGGGGAGGGGGTGCGGAGCACCCGGCAGGGGGCGACCAGGAGGGTTGCGACCGCCGGCAGGGCGGGAGCTTGACCCGGGGGTTGTTAGGCGCGCGCGTGTTAGTACGTACGTCTCTCTCCGTGAATCCGTGACAGGTTGAGGGGGGGCGGTCATTGGGTGTTTTCGCAGGTCAGGGGCCCTTTGGGCTCTAGCTTACTAAGTCTTTACCTTTGGGTTGTTCAGGTTCTGTGGCCGCAGCGTGCTTATAGAGGGTGTGAGTGAGGAACGGCGGTAGCCGTTCCGAACGAACACCCGACAAGGGGCCGAGCTCGTTCGCTCGGCCCTTCTTCTATGGGGACGCGGGGCCGCTGGGAGCGTCCCCTTTAGGGATGTTAGGCGGCTTTTGCCGCTCCGGCTAAAGGCGCCGGGGGCACCTAGTAGGTGCCGGTGAGGGGGGTCGTCAAGACCTCCCCAGCGAGTCCCCAAGGTGGTTGTCCCTGTGGCGGTGGCCGGCAAGGCTGGTTCGAGTCTCTCGACGGCGAAGGTGAAGTCGGAGTTGATCCGGCTGATCGGTGAGGGCAAGACGGTCGGGGATGCCCTGAAGGTGGTGGGGCGGTCTCGGACGACGTATGAGACGTACCGGCGTGAGGATCCGTCGTTCAAGCATGCGATCGACCGGGTGCGGCTCGAGGCGGATGAGGAGTTCCAGGCCGCTGATCGGGTGGTGCCGGACTTCCCGGAGTTCTGCGAGACGTATCTGGGGCAGAAGCTGTTCCCTCATCAGCTTCAGTGGTTCGACCTGCTTGAGGGTCGGGAGCCGCGGGATCTGCATGAGGCGATGACGTACGAGCCGGGCCGTGAGTCCCGGATCATCGTGAACACTCCGCCGGGCCACGCGAAGTCCACGACCATCACGGTCAACTATGTGATCTGGCGGATCATCAAGAACCCGGCCATCAAGGTGATCATCGTCTCGAAGGCGCAGAAGCTGGCGGAGCAGTTCCTCCTTCAGATCAAGGAACGCCTGACGAGCCCGGACTATCAGCGGCTTCAGGACGATTTCGCTCCGCCCGGTGGGTGGGCTGGTGACAGCGCCGGCTGGTCGGCGACCCGCATGTACGTGTCCTCGAAGGTGCGCGGTGCGGAGGCGAAGGATCCGACCGTTCAGGCGATCGGTATGCGCGGTCAGGTGTACGGCTCGAGGTCGGACCTGATCATCGTGGACGACGCGGTGGACAACACGAACGTCCACGACTACGAGAAGCAGATCCCGTGGCTGCTGTCGATCGTCGGGTCGCGTCTGGCGCCCCGGTCGGGGCGGCTGCTGGTGGTGGGGACGCGCATCGCGGCGCGGGATCTCTACTCGGAGCTGCGGAACCCGGAGCGGTACTACGGCGGGAAGCAGCCCTGGACGTACCTGCTTCAGCCTGCGGTGCTCGAGTACGCGGACGACCCGCAGGATTGGCGGACCTTGTGGCCGTACGCCGACTCCCCCGCCGACCCGGATGAGGTGCCCGACGAGGCCACCGGCCTGTACCGGCGGTGGGATGGGGAGACGCTCGCGGAGGTGCGGGACGCGCTCCCGCCGTCGGAGTGGTCGCGTGTCTACCAGCAGGAGCAGGTCGCTGAGGACAACGTGTTCAAGCCGGAGTGGGTGAACGGTGCCTGCAAGATGTACGCCGCCGGCACTCTGCCCGACGACCCCAAGACCGGCAGGCCCGGCGGGCTGAACGGGCTGCGGATCATCGCCGGGCTGGACCCGGCGGTGGCTGGCTATGAGGCTGCCGTGTGTGTGGGCCTCGACCCGTACTCGGGGGAGCGGTGGGTGCTGGATGTGTCGAACCGGGCCAACACGCCGCCGGATCAGACGCGTGCCCTGATCAAGGAGTGGACCGACAGGTACGGGATCCACGAGTGGCGGATCGAGAAGAACGCCTTCCAGGGCTTCCTGACGCAGGACCGGGAGGTCCGGGAGTACCTGGCGTCCCGTGGTGTGACGTTGACGGACCATCACACGGGCGGCAACAAGCACGACTCGGAGTTCGGAGTCGCTGCCATGAGCCACCTATTCGAAATGGGACTGATCCACCTCCCCCGTCCGCACAACGAAGCCGTGAAGGCGCTGGTCTCCCAGCTCATCGCCTGGCAGCCGAAGCTGCCGAGGGGTTCCAAGACGGACACCGTGATGGCGCTGTGGTTCGCCGAGCTCCGCTGCCAGGAGCTCATCGCCTCCGCCGCGGGTGGGACGCACACGAGGTCGATCTTCCAGACCCGGTTCGACCGGGCATCGCAGCGGGCGGTGTCTTGGGACGAGTACGAATCCGACCAGCGGCTCACTACCGCTGCCGGCTCATGGTGGAGGTAGTCCGTGGCTGACGTGCGCGAGGTCGTGTCGCGGTTCACCCGCCTGAAGGCCCGGTACGCGGAGCGTGACACCCGCATGGCGCAGGTGCTGGCCGTCCGCGAGGGTCGCATGAGCGACATCGCCCCGGACATGTTCCCCGACACGGGTCCGTTCCAGGAGCCCATCACGGCGAACATGATCGACGTGGCGGCGCGCGACCTCGCTGAGATGATCGCCCCGCTGCCGGCGGTCAACTGCCACTCGTCCAGCATGGTGAAGGACACGGACCAGCGGCGCGCGGACGTGCGGACGAAGATCGTCCAGGGGTACATCAGCACGTCGGACCTTCAGACGCAGATGTTCACCGGGGCCGACTGGTATCTGACGTACGGGTTCCTCGTCGGCAAGGTCGAGCTCGACTACTCGCGGCAGTCCCCGGTGATCCGGCTGCTCGACCCGATGGGCTGCTACCCGGAGATCGACCGTTTCGGTCGATGTACGGCCCTGTTCCAGCGGATCCTCGTGAACCCGGAGGATCTCGCCGAGCTGTACCCGGAGCATCGGGCCGCGGTCGAGGAGCACTTCAAGCTCCGCTCCCGCACGATGCTCGAGGTCGTGTCGTACCACGACGCGTCGGTGGATCTCATGGTGTGCCCCGAGGTCGAGAACCTCGTGCTGCTGAACCAGCCGAACAAGGTCGGCAAGTGCCTGGTGAAGGTGGCCCGCCGGCCGGGTCCGTCGGTGCGCGGCCAGTTCGATGATGTCCTGTTCGTCCAGCTCGCCAAGGCGCGGTTCGCGCTGCTGGCGATGGAGGCTGCCCACAAGGCTGTCCAGGCTCCGCTCGTCGTCCCGACGGACGTGGCGTCGATGCCGCTCGGCCCCGACGCTGTGATCCGCACCGCCAACCCGGCCGGTGTGGGTCGTGTCCGGCTCGACGTGCCGCGTGAGGCGTTCGCCGAGCAGCAGAACCTCGACGTGGAGCTGCGTACCGGCACCCGCTACCCGGAGGTCCGCACCGGCAACACCGACTCGTCCGTGATCACGGGCCGCGGCGTGCAGGCGCTGATGGGCACGATGGACACCCAGGTGCGTACCGCGCAGGCCATCCTGT